CTGCAGTTTTGCGCGTGTTTGTTTCAGAAGCTCCTCTTTGGAGCTTCAGGTTCGAACGCCGCAATTACAACCGCGAATTACTCGCAATTGTTAAACGGTGAATCTTAGTCGCGGGGCGTGGTTGCCCCCGCAAGACAAGATTCGGCCGCGGGTTCCCTGATCGGAGCCTGGGTCTGGTTGCTCGTGTGAGCAACGCAGCCGAGGGTGTCGGTAAGCACGTTGTCGTCCTCCTCTTCGAGTATCTACCAATATGGAGATATTGAAAAGCGAGCGCGACCTTATGGTCGCGTTGACAACAAGCCTGCTCATCGACATAGCCGATGACACAGGATACGTGTATAAGCGTGACGCACGGGAAGTGCGTCGTCGCGTTACATCAGAGGGAGTTAGTTTTCTTACGAAAACGCTCCCTGCGTTGGGAAAGGCCTTGGATAAGGCTCTTTCTTCAGTCGATGGCGTAATGGACTACACGGGGCTTAAGCTCCGCGGAGAATACCCAGAATTTCTGGGCACTCTCTTCCAGCGCGTCTTCGACCAGGCAGGAAGGGTCCTGTCTGATGTATCTCCTCTGTTTGTCGGACACATTCGGCAAATACTGTACCTATGGTACAAGTATGAGCTCCCGCATACCCCGGAGCAGAAGGCGGCTATTGAAAGCCGTTTCATCTGCACGGAGGCAGCGATCCCGGAGAGCATTCCCGACTGCCCTGTTATACAGGGTGCTCGAGATCTTATTGCTCGTGTCTGTCAGGATTTTAGCTATCAAGCTATTGTCCCCAGACACGGACCGGGAGCTGTTGCCACCAGAGAGCAAAGCTGGGAAAAGTGGCGCTTCAAGCGTCTATACCGACCTCTAGAACGGTTATTTCCGTTCACTGAGTGGTATATCCCATCGCTTAGCTATCTGAGCAGCATAGAGTGGCGGCCCCTAAAAGGGGCGTCGCTCGTCCAGCCGCTCAGTGACCTCGAGGTTCTTAGTGAAGGTACGGCTCGCGCTGTACTTGTTCCTAAGGATTCTCGGGGTCCTCGGCTCATTTCATGTGAGCCTCTGGAGTATCAGTGGATTCAGCAAGGAATTGCTGCCGAACTGATTTATTGTATAAATAAATCAGAATTCACTTCGGGGAGGGTTAATTTTACCTCTCAGGATGTGAACCGGTGGTATGCCCTAGCAGGGTCTGCTGGAGCAGGATGGGTAACGTTGGACATGAAAGATGCGTCGGACCGCGTCTCGACCTTATTGGTCGAAACGTTATTCGGCAAATCGCATGTTGGTGAGTACTTGCTTTGCAGCAGGTCTCACGCAACGGTACTCCCGTCCGGACGGTTAGCGCGAATGAAGAAGTTCGCTCCAATGGGTTCAGCTTTATGCTTCCCAGTGGAGAGTTTAGTATTCTTCGCTCTGGCTGTGAATGTGTTGGTACACCACTGCGGGGTGCCTTTGGACAAGGCACTCGAGCGGGTAAAGGTGTACGGTGATG